ATCATCTTTTCAAGATACAGGCTCAAATCAAGAGCTTCTTCCTGGGCATGAGTCAGCCAATCAACGTCAGACAAATCATTACGATCCATCGTGACGCCATACTTCTCTACCCCTAACTTTGATCTTTGTTTATACTTATTGACTACAGACTCAACAATAGAGTCAGTTGGGTGGGTGGATGTTGAGTAATACATAATTAAATTAGATTAAAAATGGGTGCACTAGCCTACACCCATTGAACCAATACCCAGGCTAGTGGGCAAACAACTTCTTAGAACGGCAGATCGTCGTCAGTGTGACCTGATCCTGGTGTGCTAGGCGCTACGTTAGCTGCACCCGTTACTGCAAATCCCTCAATAGTGTTGAAGTACTTGACATCACCCTGTGGACTAGTCCACTCACGACCTTTCAAGCTGAACGACACCTCAGTCTCCTGGCCCTCAGCCAAGTTGTCAAGAAGTGCACACTTGTCCTTAACAAATGTGAAAGAAATAAATTGCGGATACTGATCAGCAGCATCAGTTAATACTAGTTCGCGCTTGCTGAACTTTTCGGAGATTACCTCCACATTGCCTACCTTGTAGACAATTCCTCTGAATTTAAACATATAGATAATTAAAAGATTACTAAAATAATTGTGACAATACATATTATTGCCACTGCAATACCTAATAAATAATTTTCAGTATTGTCTTCTACAGCCTCTAAAAAGTAGATATGGTCCTGGATTACCTCAACCTCATCTGCATAGAAGTATAACTCATCAGTACCTACATTAACTAGGTAACCATAGTTATGTCGCTTGGCCTCGTAGATCTTACCGACCTCGTCATGACGTAAGCCATAGCCGCCATCTGTTAACAACCGGACTCTCATAGGTTCTTGGTTTTTAATACGCCAATATATTTCTCAGCATAATCATTAGCTACCTTAAGCCAACGCTCGATCGTTGAGATGTCGTCGTCAGTCAAGGTAACCTTGACTATGGTGGCCCTCATATTGTCATCAATGTCATCCATGTAGTGTAAGCTTGGTTCGTCCCATTCACCTAACAACTCCTCAGGTGTGTTGCATAGCATGTATGCCACCTCACCATCACGCCAATCAAGACCAGTCATCTGACGTAGCATCCATAAGTATGCCTTCACCTGCCAGTCATACCCTGACTCCTTGACCTTCTTAGCAGCCTTCTCCTCAGTCTTTGGGAATGTCTTCTTGGTGTATGATGACTTTATGTCAAGCACCTTAAGCCGCTCAGCGTCAACTACGTCAGGGTGGCCATGCATCAGTGGTGTATCTAAGTATGCATATTTGTCACCGTCAACAGTCTTGCTGTATGACGTGAAAAAGATGCGGTTATACAGCTCAATTGCCTCGTCCTCAACAGCAGTACCCTTGTCAGTCTCCTTGCTCCAGAAATGATCTTTGTACTGGTATACCTTCTCGTCAATGATCTCCTCGATCAATGTCTTGGCACCTTGACTTAGCTCAGGCTGTTGGTCACGTTTTGTAACCAACTCGTCGCGCTTGGCTGCCTGTAATTCAGTCAACTTGATCTTGGCTAGTAGACCATCAAGGGTTGCTTGTTGATTAGGCGTAAGCCCTGGTGTGCCGCTATTGAATAGCGGAGCACACTTACTTGCCCGTAACTTCAGCATGCTGCTCAGGTGTTAGATTAAAGTCATTGATTAACTTCTCAGCTGTAGTCTTGCCATCAGCAATGGCCTGCAAGGCCTTAGCGAATCGATCAGGTGTGATGCTTGGCTTCTCCTTCTTAGGTAGCGGACGTGTGCTGAATCGCAGCGCATCAACCACACCTTGTGGACTCTTGACCTTCTCAACACCAAGCACAATCTCTTTGCCGATGTACTCATTGAAGTCGAAGGACTGGAAGAAAGTCTCGAGTCGTTTAAAGTTTGTTCGGTTGGCCACCATGCTCTTCTGAAATTCTTTGAGCTTGATGAACACCTTGTCTTCTTTACCCATCTCTCCGACCATTACGTCCTGATAGACCTTCTCAATTGTGACGACTTTTGGCTCGTACTTACCATTGACCTCTAAGTCCCAACTCCCTAGGTACTTGTTGTCCTTCATTAAATTTCTCCAGTGCGACATGTAAATTAAATTTTAACAAAATTAATATATTTCTTTCTTTCTTGCAAATAAATTGTCAACTTTTTTTATACTCAAGGATGGCATATTCCTCCTCAAATTCAGTTGTTACGTCAATTATATACCTGAACCATATGACGTAGCCAGTCTTTGTTCTCGTCACGTAGACGATATAGACTCGGTCAGCTTGACTGTCTTTGTGGAAGTAATTGAACAGTGGTGTGTCGATGTCCTTGCGGTTGACATTTAAGCTGTGCATCTTAGCACCGTTGTACTCAAGGGTGTTTAGAGCGATGCTCAGCGCTGTGTTCATGTCGTGGGCAGTGGTGTAGAAGTTGCCTGAGCTTAAGACCTCATAGTCTGGCCGGTCTGGCTTCCATTGGGCACTGATTAGCGATGCTAACGTCATCATACCAAGGGCAAACATAGAGACTACCATAGGGATGCCAATGGCAGCTCTGATGATGTCGTTATTGATTCGTGCAACAAGGCCCATCCCGAACATTGTTGCGATAAATAAAATTAAATAAGTCATATTAGTTTGGATTTATTTTGTTAATACTGATCTGTACAACAGCCTTGGTTATGTCGGTGACGATCTGATCACTGACAATTAGACCAAGTGATAGGGCTGTCATTGGATTGGTAGCGAATAGCTTTAGTGACTTGCCGTTGTCATAGGTCACGATGTACCGCTTTAAGGTTGGCGACATAGATGATTTCATGTTCAGGGATTTTAGATTTATTAATTGCCTCTTTAACGTTATATGCCTCGATGGTTACACCTGAGCAGAGGATTGGACTCAGGTGATAGCATATGTGGAATTTACTTTTCATACGTGATAAGCCCCCAGAATAGTTTAACAATAGTCTTCCTTGTCGGCTCTGCCTTTGGCTGGCGCTTGGATACCTTCTTTAACTGAATGGTCATCAACTCAGTTTTGATTCGGTTGAGGTGTCGCTTAGTTGGGGAGCCGCTATTCCATGTGTATAGTCTCTTGCCATCAACCTTCTTGACATATCCTAGCCTCTTTACAGCTATCAAAAAGTATTGATTGATTCGGTGTTTATCTCTGATGTCAGCTAAGGTGTAGCTGTCTCTTACATACATGTCCTCTAAGACCGTCATGTACTTGGCCTGCAATCTTTGGTTCATCATAACTTTATACTTATTCCGTGTAATAAAAAATGGATGAGAATCTCCCTGTCATCCAAACTCAGGGCAATAGACAGGCCGATAGTCCTACCGGCCGGCCAACTTTCAGTGAAACGTATTGTCATAGCTTTCATAGTAATATGCCTCTAAGATGAAGTCCTCGAAGTCGCGTAGTTGGTGGCGGCTTAGCTTGGACTTCATGTCGTTGGCGGTTGATAAATTGTTCTGCTCGATGTGTTGAGCGATTGCTTCGAAGTAATCAGCCATGGACTCATGGCCGACGTACTCTAGGTCGTGCTTAGTTATCATGTTGTAAGTTTTAGTGTTCCGTTGTCATCCTTTAATTCATATACATGCTTGCAATCTACACACACGACCTTTCGACCGTCCATGTCATCAGTATCGAATTCCCAATCCTCCCGCTCATCAATTTCATCTACATTAAAGTGCATGCAGTTTGGACATGTGTAGCTAATTGTAGCAGCGTATGTTGTAGTCTCGTAGTTCGATAGCTCAGCAATTGGATTTTCTTTCATCTCGTTTGCTTTCTTTAGCGCTTTGATTTGGTCTGGGTCTCCAAATTTAGCAGGCTCAAGTTTACCATCCCGGTAAAATTGGCCGTTCTTAATTACTACTGACATGGTCGTAAAATTTAGGTGGTACAATAATGAAATGGTTTACACAGAATACGTTACTCGTTTCTAAAGTGACAACCTTAGTTGGTATACCCTTAGCCTTGAGCTCAGTTAATTTTGCGCTAAGATTTAGCGCAGCATTTGGATACGGGCTGTCGTCCCATCCACCAGTGTCAGGCTCGCAGTGAACTGAGTACTTTGGTTTAGCGTAGCCTCTCCAACCATCCAATCGGACGTACTCTTGGCTCTCATCAAAACACATGCCTGCATGCGGGGCATCTGGCTGAGTGTTGCTGTTGACCTTTGTGAATTCGCCGTCCCATTGGTTGCCGTTTAGGATTGGTTTTTTCTTATGCATGTAGACCGATACATCGGGCAACATGTTCAACCACTTGTTGGTTGTCCGAGTCGGCCATCCGGCATTGGTGACATAGAGGCCGTCTGGTTTGTGTTCGGCGATGAGGTTTCCGAATAGGTAAAGCGAGCGGCCGTCCGTTTGGCCGTTACCTTGTTTTTTCTTTTTGCCTTCAAGGAAGGATTGGATTACTGCGTTCATGATGTTTAGATTTGTCCTAGGTCAGCTAATGATGTGTAAGCTGAAGTTGGGGTTAATATAATACTGTCTAATAGGTTGATGTCTAGCAATTTAAGTCCTTTCTTTAGTTTTCTACTGAGGGCAATGTCCTCAGGGGATGGGTCAGGGTTTCCTGACGGATGATTGTGACAAAAGATTACACCGCTCGCTAGGCTGTCAACAGCATACTTCGCGACTATCTTTGAGTCAACATATGTTCCTGCAATACCACCTTGGCTGATCTTGGCGTAGCCGATTGTTTTGTTTTGCCGATTGAGTAATAAAATGAACGCGCTCTCGAATACCTCGATGTCATCACCGTAAAATTGACGGATAAATTGTTGCGCTTCATTTGATGTTGTTATCTTCTCTGTTGGGAAGTCTGACTGGATTTTCTTTAACTCGAATAATTTCATGTGGATAGATATTAGAATAGTGAAACAATGTGATGAGTTGGTATTCATCCTTTGCCGTCTTGAGCGGTGTGCGGAATTTGAGATACCAATAGGTGCCGAAGTTGTCCCATGTCATTTCATCAGTGAACTGGGATTCGAGATACATGCGGAATTTCTCTCGATTCATGCAGACTAGTTGTCTTACAGTTGAGTTTTCGTTCCATCGTTTTGCTCTGATTGATTGGTTGAGCAGTTGTCTGTACTTTGTCTTTGTCATATTTAAAGGGGTTATTTTATATACAAACACTTTTTGTGTTTTTTGTAAAATTACCCGAAAAGCATGACGAAATGAAGTTTTTTATGACGACTTTATTAACAATATGACGAAATTTCTGTTGATTATGACGAAATTATTTTCTGTATCCTTTAATGGGCTTTGTTTTATGACGAAATGACGACTTTTAGTCTCTTATATAAAAAATAAAAAAAAGAGTATATATATTATATATATAATAATATGATAAAATACATATAAGTATTTTTCCCCTATAGGGGTAAAAAGTCGTCATATTGTCATTCATGCTTGATAGTCAAGCATTTAGCTTTTTTTTTCGTCATATTATGACGTTTTTTCGTCATATTTGGGGTGTTTTTCGTCATATTGGAAGACGATTTCGTCATATTGGCTGGCTGTAAGCCTGCTAAGATTGAAAGTTGGTCAATTGTGTACATATTCTTTAAAGTAATATGCTACGAGCTCTCGTAGCGTTAAACGATTAGTGTATTGACTGCATTGCGTGGCGTAGAAGCCATTGATGATTGTGACATCGGCAATCCATTCTTTCATTCGGCACAAAGTTCCCATGGTTGTAAATTTTTAAAGTTGATCGAGTATTCAGACTTTAAGGTCTGAACAATAAACCTAGCGAGCGCCTTGTTGGTCTTTTCTTTTGATAGGTCGTTGTCTCCGATTGCTTGGACGACCTCTCGTGGTAGCATCTGGAGAACCCGGGTGCAGAACTTTACGTCTTGGCCTAGGTAGTATGACTTGTTTCGATAGACTAGCGTCCAATAGTGCGCAAATCCGTATTGGTGTGTTATTTCAATTCTCATGACTTAATTATAAATACTTGGTTAGACATTGGGCACTGAACTGCAATTGTGGTTTCAGTTACATTGCCGATTACTTTGTATTCTCCCGTTAGGACGAACTGACGACCGCTCACAATGAGGGTTTCTCGGTTGGATAGCTTTATCATAGCTGTATAATAAAAATTGCGTTAGTACTTATGCATCGAATGAGATACATGTTTGCTGTCAGGTGGCCAACTAGTTCGTGGCCTTGTGGTATGTTCATGATTTCTATTTTTTAAATTCTTCGACTCCGGCCGCTTCTAATAATTCTACGTCATCTTTTTCGATGAACTCAGCCAAGCTTTGTAGTTCAATTAATTCACCCAGGCTTATTGTCTCTGCTCTAAGCTCTTGTCTTAAATATTCTAATCTCTCTTTCATAGTTAAATTGTTTGGATGTATACTTTTTCTAGGCCGTCGTCTAAGTGCACGTAGAACTCATCAGTTGAGTCGGTGTACGTCTCTACTATTGTTCTGTGCGTTTGGATGGCTTCTTTGATTTCAGTGAATAGGTCAAACGCCTCTCCGAATGACTGGAAATAAAAATGCTCGTTGTAGTCTAAACAATCGAACACGTGGTGGACTGCAAATTTTATCATGGTTTCTAGTTGTTATTCCAAACCTCATCCATCGAGTAACCATACTCGATGAACATGAAGTTTAGGTAGTTATTAAAATGATTTTTGTCAACAAACGTTTTGTCAACATAGATGACTTGACACCATCTGTTTAGGAATTTGATTTTGACTTTCATATCGACATGCCTCCTACTTGGTTTGTTACTACTTTGTACAAGGCGAATGCGATTGCAATGCCTACTGAACTTGCCATACATATTTGGATGGCCTTTGCGATGATTAATAAAGCTTTCATATTGTTTGAGGGTTTAATTTCCAATAGTCATCTGAATGCAACGTTGTCTCTTCGTAAACAATCACCCAACCATTGTTGGTGTACTCGGTGCGATGCAATTTGTAGCGGATGTCTTGACGTCCGTTGTTACCTTTCAATTGGTCAACTACCACCAACGTCCCGTTGATGATAGCTTTGAATGTTTGTAGTGTTGTCATCTTATCTATATTTAAAAGGGATTAATAATTTGCGTGTCTTGATTAGCACGCCTTCTTGGAAGAAACCGATGATTTCGTAACGGCCTTCGATTCTGATTACTCTAGTTTCCATGTTGTTTTTGTGTTATTGGTTTGTGGTGCAGTGAGTATCGCTCTCATTAATTAGTCATCCTAACTGCGCCCAGTGTTTGCATGCCACGTGAAACTGCATGCCCTCTGTTAGTCTATCAGGTACCGCCTGTTGGCCTGATAGGTTGACGTTGACCACCTGAGTAGTGTATCTTCCGTCCCGACGTAGCGGAGTCTTTATACTTACCGCATCGGCCTAGTGTGACTCACCTAGTTAGTTTATAGTCTTACCAATATGTCAATGAACTATGTAATGAGTAACTAATCTACTTTGAACCGCTTAACCCAGGTGAACTCCTCGAAAGGCACTTAGTCTAGTTTTATCTTTTCAATTCACCGCTTGAATACTGATTCGTCATCGTAACCTCTAGTGGTGTTGTTAGCTCGTTTGCTTGATACAAATATAAGACAAGTATTTCGATTGTCAACTATACTTTGACAATTATTTTCACATTTTATGCTAATTTATATTCATTCTAAATAAGGACAGGTTGCTTATTAAATGTAAAGTGTTGATTTATAGGTAGTTATAAATTAATGCAAAACAGGAAGCACGTTAAATGGGTTTGGTATTTATTTCGGTAGGTAGGGGCAACCCCCACCTTCAGCACGCGCAACCAAGCTACAGAACACAACGAACGGCCGACCGATTGACCGATCGAAAGGGCAGCTGCCTAATTGGTCTTAAGTACATTCTATTTAACATAATGCAAATTATAAGACATACCTAGCGAACGACATGACAAACGGCAGCGCGGTCTGTAGGCCGTGTGTATTGGTATTGACGACAAACGACAGGCCGACTGGAAAAGCCAAAAAGTTCGGCCGAAAAGTCTGAAAAGTAGACCCCCCGGGGTGAAATCAGATCGACTTCCCTTTCGGCCGGCTTCGCGTCAGATGGGGGTATTACCCAACAATTCCATACATCTAAAAATTAGTATATTTGCACTATGACAATAATATTCTACCCAAACATCGGCCTATCAGTTGGTCTTGACTACATGCCAGCAGAGGACGGTCTACCGGCAGAGTTGATGATACACTTGTTTATTTTTAAATTATCTATATCATGGCAATAATGCGCACAAACCGACTAACGTCGAATACAACTCAGAAAGAAAGGAGAGTAATCCCAGCAACTGAGCTAGAGGCTCAAGACGCTGCTTTTAAATCTGAGAGAGATAGATACGAAGCTCAAGTCAGCAGATACAAGAACACACAAAAAAACGATAGATCATACGCCACGTTTGGAGGCGGTCCTGTTGACGTGAGCCCAGCTGGTTTAGCTGAATACAATAAGAGTTACAGAGACTACGATGAGCCAGAGGCAACTCGCATCGAAAGACCAAGATCATTTGGTAGTGAGGCTGAATACTTGAAGAGGGTAGGTAAAGATAAAAGTGTATATGTCGGCCACGTAACTTATAAGGAGCCAGTCAAACCAACAGCACAAAAAGCCGACTGGTCTAAAGTTGAGCTAAACAAAATGCCAACCAAGAAGCCGACTGTTAAGCCTAAATCTGGGTCACTTAAGCAACCAAAATCCAAAAGCACAGCTACTGAGGGTTGGTTTGGTGACGTAAATCCAAGTACAGCTGGTATGTCTAATAAACAGCTTAAGCAGTTTGCTTCATACGCATCTAAGACCAACTTAGGTGAGAGCTTTATTTCGTCACCAAAGTCTACTATCGACCAATACAAAGGTGAGATGAAGTCTCAGCGTAAACAATACGCCAAAGAAGGCAACATGGCTGGTGTTAAAGCTACAACGGCTGACATTCGTCAGGCAAGAAGTGCCAGCAAGTTCACCGCATCTAAAAATCCGCTTGACGTGCCTGGCATGGCTACTAGTTATAGAGCTGAGCAAGACAATGCAGCCAATCGGAATACCATAAAAGAGCAAGTCGGAAGACTAAAAAAGCTAAGATAAGACAATAAGCCCTCCAAGTGAGGGCTTTTTTGTTACACAAAGCAAAAAATTCACTAGATTTGTACAAAAATCAAGTGAAATGGTAGTAAAACATGTACATTTAGGCGACGAAGGTCGCCAAAAGCTCATTAAAGGCATCAAAACGATCGCTGGAGCAGTAAAAAGCACACTCGGTGCGCGAGGACGGACAGTCCTAATTGAATCAGAGCATCACGTTGGTGGTATTACAGTCACAAAGGACGGTGTGACGGTCGCTAAGTCGATCAACCTCTATGACCCGGTTGAGAACTTGGCCGTCATGATGATGCGACAGGCTGCTGAGAAGACGGCTACTGTTGCTGGTGATGGTACAACCACGTCAATCGTGATCGCTGAGGCTATTGTGGATGCAGCATCTGACGTTTTAACGTCAGACGACAACGTAACCGAGGTCATCCGTGAGATTAATAGCATTACGACAGATGTCGTGAACCATCTGACCAAACGAGCCAAAAAGCTCTCAGGTAAGAAGCTAAAGGACGTGGCGTCTATCAGTGCCAACAATGACACCACTATTGGTGGTATGATCGCTGACGCGTTCAGTGAGGTCAAGATGGTATCTGTTGAGAACAGTAAGGACCACAACACGTATGTTGAGGTGATCAAGGGGATTAAAGCTGACCGAGGTTGGACTAGTCGCCACTTCATCACTGACTACAAGCGCCAGGAGGCTATCCTAGAGAACCCATACGTCTTAATCACTGACCAAGAGATCAACAACCTACTCAACATTGAGAAGGTCCTACAGCATGTTGTAGCGCAAAATAAGTCACTACTCATCATCGGCGAGATGACTCCTGCTGCTTTGAACACCCTTAATATAAACGTAGCTCAAGGCAAAATCAAGGCTTGCCATATCATGCCGCCAAGCTTTGGCTACCGTCAGAAAGACTTGCTTGAAGACCTAGCAATCGTATTGGACGGCACATACTTTAGTGAGGACACTGGTGATGACCTATCTCTTATTGACGTGGCGCATCTTGGTCGTTGCGCTAAGGTGATCGTTGGTAAGGACAATACGATCTTTATGCCCTATGCTAGCTCTCAAGATAGCATAGACGCCCGCATTGCCGATATTAATGAGACAATCTTCGAAGGCATAACAAAAGAAGAGCTTGACAACCGCAAAGAGCGGGCAGCCAACCTATCGGGTGGTGTTGCTGTGATACACGTTGGAGCGCTCAGTGACATTGAGCAGAAGGAGAAGCGCGACCGCATCGATGACGCTGTCTGCGCTGTTGAGGCTGCATTAGAGGACGGCATTCTTCCTGGTGGTGGTGTTGCCCTGTATGAGTATGCGATTACACACCTACGCGGTAAGATAGGTGCTGCTGAGCAAATTATGTTCAGAGCCATAACAGCTCCAATGTGGCAAATACTTGTGAACGCTGGCAAAGACGCTCAAGAGATCATGGACGGCATCCTACCGTTCCCTAACGAGGGCTATGACGTCAAAGGTGAGCAGTATGGTGACATGATCAAGCTTGGTATCATTGACCCGGCTAAAGTCACTAAAAACGCTTTATTGAACGCTGTGTCGGTAGCTACGACGATCATGAGCACAAACGCAATCATTACAAATATCAGAGCAGATGAAAGTATTAAATAAGTTCTTACTCGTAAAGAAAGTAGCTGAGCAAAAGCAGACCAAGAGTGGTCTACTCTTAACCGGTGAGGATTCTAATGATATGCGGTATTATAAGGCCGTAGTACACTCTGTGGGAGACAATATCACTGGTATAAATACCAGCGATACAATACTTTACGACAAAGTGCAAAGCCATGAGATCATCCTTGATAATGAAAGGATGACTATAATTCAGGAGAGGGACGTTGTTTGCGTCTTCGATTAAAATCTGTTATCGCAATAGCTAAGGTCTTTTGATGAAACGGTGCGTTTTTTCGGAAGGCCTTATTGCGTCTTGATGACGTCGGAATCGGTTCTTCTCCGATTAACTTCTTATAAATTGACGTAATCATTTTCTTGGCCTTAAATGACACCTCATACAGTTGGCCTTCGTTGTAATTTTTCTGTCGCCATTCTGCTATCCATCCCTCTTTCAACAATCTGTTGAAGCGCTGGCTGTCCCAAGTCATGAAGTTCTTGTATTCGTCAAAGTCTGACTTTCTGAACAGCCTGTTGCCATGTAAAAAGAACAGCATCTCAAGATCTGAGAGCCTAATTCCATAGTTCACTTGAGCCCATCGTCTTACGATTGCCCACTCTGTAAGAAAGTCATACTTCAGCGGTTCTCGCTTTACTATCCTTTCGTAGATGATTGTTTTTCTAACTTTCATTATATTTGTACAAATATATTAATAATGGGACTATATAGCAACATTCACGCAAAAAGAGAGCGAATTAAAGATGGCTCCGGCGAGAAGATGCGTAAGCCTGGAGAGAAAGGAGCCCCAACAGCAAGTAACTTCAAAAAGGCCGCTAAAACAGCAAAAAAAGATGAAAGACCCAAGACTAGAAAAAGCGGGCGTTAGTGGCTACAATAAGCCTAAACGCACTCCTAGTCACCCGACTAAGAGTCATGTCGTGGTCGCCAAGTCTGGTGACGAGGTAAAATTAATTCGTTTTGGCCAGCAAGGCGTCAAGACCAATCAGACAGCAGGTCAACGTGAGGCTTTCAAGAGCCGTCACGCCAAGAATATTGCAAAAGGTAAGATGAGCGCGGCATGGTGGGCTGACAAAACTAAGTGGTCTCCAAGCAAGACTGCATCACCTAGCACTAAATGGAAGAAAGGATGAACAATATACCATTCAAGAACTCAGCGATTACTCGCTTGACAGGCATGACAACCAATCCACCTTTAATTACTAAAGGAAGGGCTAAAGAAGCGCGCAGTATGCGCGAGGGTATTACTCCAATGCAAAATGCTGACGGTACTACTTCTACACATGTCATGGCAGGTGGCGAGGGTGGATCCGGTAAGTACAAGTATACAGTAAACCCAACTGTATTCCCTAACAATGGAGGTAAGACATGGACCGATCTAAGAGAAGATCCATGGGGGGCATATGACGAGGCATCTAAAAGAGGTGAGCTAATTGGCTTTAAGTCTGAGCGTCGTGCTGAGAAGTTTGGTATGGGATCTTGGAAGAAAGGTCAGGCAGGCCGAGAGGCTATGCAAGAATATCGTTCTGAAAAGAAAGCAGGTAATCTTTACACTCAGAAAAAGAAGGTAGATCAAAAGATTGCAGCTGTTGATGAGAACAAGCGTATTAATCGTGTTGTTGATCGTCGATATGATCGAATGGATAAGAAGTATGATCGAGCTGCAGGTAACACTCAAAAGACTGCCAAGCTTGATAAGAAATACGGATACAATTACGAAGCAGCTAAAGCAGCTGGTATTGGTCCAGATGAGACAGGTCATTGGGGTTCAATTGGCAACGATGGTATGATATTAAAGGGACCTAAGCATCCTTCAATGATTAAGACAAAAAAGGTTGAGGGTTATTTAGGTAACAAGATCAAAAAGATTGACGGCCAATTATACAGTGTACCTAAATGATCATCCTTAAAAAACACAAAGGTCTAGGTGATACAGTGGCTGCTGTAACAGCAGCTACAGGCATCAAGGCACTAGTCGAGAGTATAACTGAGGACTGCGGATGCCAAGAGAGGCAAGCCTCTCTTAACAACCCAGACCTATTAATAAACAAACTATTCTATGGGACAAAGCAAGACATCGAAGTATTACGCGACTCATCCGGACGCAGCAGAGCGCAGGAGGGAGAGTCAACGGAAAATTAACCGATCAGAAGAACGTAAGAAGTACCGGGCCGATCACACAAAAGCTCGTCGTGCCAATGGCATCGACGGCAAGGGAGGGCCTGACATGAGTTCCACAAAAAGTGGTAAATTTGTAAAAGAAAACCCAAAGACAAACCGAGCTCGCAATGGAGCGAACGGCAAGTCTACTAAAAAATAAGACATGGCATATCAAAAACTACAAGTACAACGCGCGGCATTAGTTACACCGAGCAACACTGTTGACATCCCATACGTAGGTGGTGACGGAACAACTCCAAGCTGGCCTTGTGTCCTTTATATCGGCACTGGCGGAAATCTTCGCGTTCTAACCGAAGGAGGCGATGACGTGGTATTCACAAACGTATTAGGCGGCACAACGCTTCCTGTGAATGTTGTAAGAGTATTTGCTACCAACACAACGGCTAGCAATATCGTAGCAATGTGGTAATATGTGGATATTTAGCGCCATAGCAAATGCCGTAGGAGCCAACTACATAGGTGATCCTAACTATATAGCTGTATCATTTCGTAACAGAGTTCAAGCGGATGGCGGTACATTTGAGGCACAAAACTGTTTAATATCATTTCTAAATAGCTTATCATGAGTCTATTAACACAGGCATCTTTGGTTGTGACTCCGAATGGAGTAAAAGAGGGCAAACTTTATTCCGTCATCCCGTCCGATGGTTCGGGCGATATGTCCGTAGTAAGAGCAACAACTGCAACAAGAGTCAATAGTGCGGGGTTGGTTGAGTTAGTGCCTTATAACCTTGTGCAGTATAGCGAGCAGTTTAATAATGCTGCGTGGTTAAAACAAGATGCAACAATAACTGCAAATAGTATTGATGCGCCAAATGGAACTTTAACTGCTGATACAATTACGGATAATTCAACTTTAGACAGACACATAACTTATCAGTCTTTAGATTCTGAAAGGTCTTTAACAAGAACCTTGTCAATTTATGCTAAACAAGGAACATTAAGATATTTAGTGTTAAGCGTTACAATTACAAGTGATTCTACTGCTTGTTACTCTGCAATTTTTGATTTACAAACTGGAACAATAACCGCAACTAAAAATAATGGTTCGGCAACAATTAGTGCATCTATTGAAAACACGGGTAATGGTTGGTATCGATGTGCAATATCGGGTGCTTTAGGAAGTGGATTCGAAACAATTTACCCAGTTATTGCGACAAGCGATAGAGCTGGTTTTACTGGTTCATTATCAAATAACAATTTACCAATATATGCTGGCAGCGGACAAAGCCTTTACATTTGGGGTGCACAACTTAACGAGGGTACAATACTCCCCTACCAAAAGACGGAAACAAGACTTAACATACCACGTCTTGACTACTCAAACGGTACTTGTCCAAGTTTGTTAGTAGAACCGCAAAGGACAAACCTCTTGACTTATAGTTCGTCTTTTGATAACGCTGCGTGGATTAAATTTAACGCAAGTATTAGCGCAAATGTAACAGCAACTCTTGACCCATCTGGAAACTATGGTGCTTCAAAGATTGTAGAAGATAGTAGTTCTTCTTTTCACGATATTGACCAAGTAGAAGTATATTCAGCGGGCGCAAATACAATTTCAGTTTACGCAAAAGCTGCTGGAAGAAACCATATATTTTTGCAGCATTTTGATGGTTCTTCGTTCTTGACGAGCGGGACATTTAATCTTTCAAATGGAACGGTAAGCGGAAACGGTACGATTCAAAGCGTAGGCAACGGATGGTATCGCTGCTCATTTACTGCAACAACTGTAAACGGAACTGGAAAGTCTTATATTAATCTTTCAAATGGAACTACTGGAAACTATCAAGGCGATGGCACTTCTGGTGTATACGTTTACGGAGCTCAACTTGAACTCGGCAGCTACGCCACTTCATACATACCTACAACCTCAGCAAGTGTAACACGAAACGCTGACGTAATATCAAAGACGGGTATTAGTTCGCTTATCGGTCAAACGGAGGGGACTTTGTTTTTGGATGTTGTTTTAAAAAATCCATTTACATCAATAAACAGATTATTTTCAATTACAGAGACAGTTTGGAATGTTGGCGGTTCTATTAGAATAGAAGCTGAATCTAATAAATTTACCGCTGATTTTGTTAATGCTGGTTCAAGTATGGGTAAAATTGAATTTTTTACAACTGTTCAGCAAAACACTCGTTATAAAATTGCAGTTGCATACAAGCAAAATGATTGTCAAATGTATATTAACGGGACAAATGCTGGTAGCGACACAACAACAGCAGCAATGCCTACTTGTTCAGAATTATATTTAAACGCTTTAGGAGGTGGATTTGTAGCCGCATACGATGCAAATAATATCAACGCAGCAGCCCTTTGGAAAACTCGCTTAACCAACGCACAATTAGCAACCTTAACAACTATATAAAATGAATATTTTTAAACTCACTTACCCAAACAAAGAAGCAGCAGTTGCTGACTTAAAAGCCAAAAACATTCTTGTAGAAGTTGACGGCATTGACGGAGAAAAACACGAAGCCTACGGAAACGGAGTGCAAGCAGTTGTCGAACTTGGGCTCATCCTCGTGACTCCACCAGTAATGGATGGAATGGATATCGTAACCCCACCCGTTTACGCTGATGGCTACCACTACGACGTAATGAGTTCCGAGCTTTACGACTTCGGGGCTAACCTTGTAGAACCTAAGAACCCAAAACACGCATTTGCTGGACACGCAATAACAGAGGAGTTCCCTTATGAGCCAATCGTTTAGTAACCAAGGTACTTTATCAACGTCCGGGACTGTATTACATACAGGCCCTGAAAACAATATATCTGAGTTATACTCAATGAGATTTAATAATCCTGCTGCCTATACCTTAACTGTTTCTAAATATACAGCCTCCACGACTGTCACTACTCAAGTATATTCAATAAACCTTTCAGCAGGTGATACGGTGACAGATACATTTAAGTATCATTTAGATGAGGGAGACTATATCACAGCGACATCTAGCGTAGCAGGGACAACTTTTATAGTAGAAGGATCTGACTTACCTAATGTTAATGTGATAAGATGCAAGTAGTAGATGTAAATGGCAATATGTTTGGTTACGACCACCTAGAGATTATAGGTGCGGATGGTAGGCCAAAAACATTAGACAGCGGACTGACATCAGTCGGCCTTTCAATGCCATCTGCGTTCTCTGTATCCAACAGTCCTTTAACATCAAATGGTACTATAGGCGTTACGGGCGCAGGCACATCATCTGAATATATTGACGGCACTGGCGCATTAAGAACTTTTCCGTCATTAACAGGCTATGTCACAGCAGTCACCGCATCATCTCCGTTAAGCTCATCAGGTGGAACTACACCTAACATATCAATACTTAGAGCCAACACAACAACTGATGGCTACTTAAGTGCTATTGACTGGAATACTTTCAATAACAAACAACCGGCAGGCAACTATATTACTACAAGTAGAACGCTTACCATTAATGGCACTACATATGATTTAAGTGCCAATCGTTCATGGTCGGTAGGTACCGTAACGAGCGTTGCGATGACTGTACCTACAGGGTTGACAGTTGCAGGTTCTCCAATAACAGGATCAGGTACATTTGCGTTAGGTCTTCAATCAGGTTATTCAATACCAACAACAGCCAATCAATCAAATTGGACAACAGCATATAACCGATCTTTAACTGCATTTAGTATTAATTATGGTACATTTAGCACTAACCTTATATTAACAGAACAAGACTTAAGCACACTAAGTTTAAGCTTAATTGCAGGCGCTGCAGCGCAGGGGAAAATTGTATTCTTCAACGGAAGTAATTTGGCATATACCTCATTGAATGCTTCAGCACCTTTGAGTCTTGATCCTAATAACTTTACGTTTTCAATCAGTCAGGCAAATACATCTACAAACGGGTTCTTAAGTTCAACTGATTGGAATACATTCAACAACAAGCAGAACGCAATTACACTCACCACTACAGGATCAAGTGGAGCGGCTACGCTTATTGGCAGTACTTTAAATATACCAAACTACTCATCGGCATTAAGCGGATATGTTCCGACAAGCCGTCAGTTAACAATAAACGGCACGTCATACGACCTATCTACTGACAGATCTTGGAGTGTTGGTACAGTTACAAGTGTTGCTACTACAGGTCCAATTACAGGCGGTACTATTACTGGTAGTGGGACGATAGGCATCACACAAGCTACTACGTCTACAGATGGCTATCTAAGTTCAACAGACTGGAATACATTTAATGACAAGCAGGAAGAGATTACATTAACAACTACAGGCACGAGCGGCCCTGCTACATTTACGTCAGATTCGTTAAACATACCTGACTACTCATCTGCACCAAGAGGTAACTTTGCGCAGACAGCAAAGAGTGTTCCTGTAACAAATACCACTGAGGCACAGTCGTTAATATATGTAAACTTTGAGAGAAGAGTTGACAACGATGGAGGTGTCACTGAGTCTTTAGACTGCATGGAGTCTGAGTTGAGGAATTATGGCAGCGTTGGCTCATTATCTGTACCTGCCAATTCATTTAGAGTTGGTGATTCTTTTCATGTCAACTTAAGTGGATATATTAGCTCTCAAAACAACCAAGATATCGAAATAAGAGTCATGGCAAATGGAGGAGCGACTGTGTTAGCTTTAGCATCAACCACACTGGCTACAGCAACAAATAAGTTTTTTGATTTAGTGATTACATTTACAATCAGAGCAATAGGCTCTGCCGGTGTTGCAAAGATTGCAACTTCCGGGCAGTTTACCTACTCAAAGGACGCATCAAATGCGTTTGAGGGAACTGATTTTATATACATCAACGAGGATACATTTGACACAACAATTTACAACACTTTAGATATAACAGCTCAGTGGGAAAATGCAAGCACGTCAAATAGCATACACAGTGAGATTTTTACACTTCAAAAAATATATTAACCATGACAAAAGAACAAGCTTACCAAGTATTAGTAGATGCAGTAAACTTAGCAACTACAAAAGGAGCATTTAACCTGCAAGATGTGTCTGCAATCATCACAGCACTTCAAGCATTAAAGCCTGAAGAAGATGTATAAGTTACTATTACCCCTACTCATAGTTATAACGGCTTGTTCACCGACTAAAAGGTTTACACGCCTTATTACTAAGTACCCGTATTTAATTACTACAGACACTGTAGTAATAAAAGACACCATCACCCTCTACGTCCCTGAAGTGAAAACTGATACAGTTGTTACTATCCAGCAACTTATCGATACAGTAACTCTGACTAAAGACAGAGTCACTGTTAAGACATGGTACGTCCCAAAAGAAAAGAAGGTTTATATCCAAGGCAAGTGCGATCCTATATACGTCACAAAGATTGTAGAGCGCAAGGTGCCTGTCAAGTATTATGAAAAGTACCCATGGTGGAAGAAGCTATTAAACAACCTATTAGCTATTTTTATTATCTTTGCTTTACTCTATGCATTGCATAGAGCAATCAAAAAACTACCATGAAAACTAACGCACTAATTATTTTGTCTGGAATCATTACCATCCTCGCACCGGTGGGACCGTTGCTAACCATAGCTTTAATTTCCATTCTATTAGACGTTGGTTTTGGAGTATGGCGCTCATACAAGAAACGTGCAGATCAAGAGGCAAAATTTTGGGATGTAGTCCAAAGCCAGCGTTTATACGCTACAGCAGTTAAGTCTGCTATTTACGCAGCAGCAATCACATTCTTCTTTTTAGTAGAGAAGTACATTGCAGGTGATATCATCGCACATTTTATATCAATAGAGTTATTACTGACTAAAGCAGTGGCTCTATTTTTTGTTTTTATTGAAGTCAAGAGCATGAATGAGAGCTACAAAGATGTCACAGGTAAAGACATACTAGTGTCATTTAAGAAGTTCATCACAGGTCTTAAATCAGAAAGCGATAAGTGGAAGTAATATGTTGAGTACAACACAAATTATAGCAAAATACGGCCAACCAAACGAAAAAGGAACGTATCTAAAAACCATCAACCTACCCTACCCGATGCGCATTGCTTGGGATTTAAAGACAAAGGTTACAAAGATGCGTTGCCACAAGGACGTAGCAGATAACTTTTTAGCTGTTTTTAATGAACTTTTAGAGGTTTACGGCTATGAACGCATTGTTGAGCTTGGTATAGATCTCTATGGCGGTTGTTTCAACTTTCGTAAAATGAGAGGTGGGGCGTCATGGTCTACTCACGCTTGGGGTATTGCTATTGATTTGGATCCGGCTAGAAACAAATTAAAGGAAACAAGCAGAACAGCCCGCTTTGCAAGACCTGAATATAAAGATATGATTGATATATTTTACAAGCATGGTTTTGTTTCGCTTGGACGTGAAAAAAATTATGACTGGATGCACTTTCAAATAAATCACTAACTTTGTTATATGAAGAAGGTTGAGTCTAAATCAATTGTAAAGATTAAGGTCAAGCGACCAGGCGTTCATGCAAAGAGTAAAACGTCTAAGCTAAAGTCTTCTAAGAACTACAAAAAGAAAAACAGAGGTCAATGAAAGTACAAGATTATATTACAGCCACACCAAGCACAACATCAAAAGTCTTTGGTACTAATGCTGCTGGAAACACAGTTAACTTCGACGTAACTGCCTTATTGGCTTTAAATCAGACCCCTACAGTTGTCACAACAAATGTGCTAACTGCAGCAACCCTAACAAACGTAAACACATACTTCACAGGAACACCAGGTGCATCTTTTGCAGTTACTCTTCCAGCATCAAACTCAAATCTTGATGGTGTTAAGTATGTAGTTATGTCAATAGCAACTAGAGCTACAACAACATGGTCATCATCTGGTGCTGCTATTGTTGGCGCTCCTGCTACATTAACATCAAACACACCGGTATGTCTTCAGTATAGTCATGCCAATACAACCTGGTATATTTCAATCTAATCATATGTCAAAAATCAAAAAAGAAGAGCTCGAAGCGTTGGTTAACGCTAATCGAGTTTACAGAGATCTAAAATTTAATCTAGCAGACATCGAGATGAGCGTTCGTCGTTTAGGCGAGCAGAAAGAGCTCACAATGCAGCAACTTGAAATTGCAGCAGCAACGCTCACTCAAGAGCAGCAATCCATCTTTGATAAGTATGGCGATGTCAGTGTAAATCTACAAACAGGTGAGTATAATTAGAAAAATTTCCATTGGTCCTGATTACATGAAGTCCATGCACTACATGGTTGG